ATATTTCTTGATTTCTTTTACAAGATACTTTAGATAGTCAGACATATTATGCAATCCAATCTTTCTTAAATTGTGCAAAGTCTTGTGTATTCTTAGCAAATGCATCTGAATACATAGCTACCTTAGAAGCTTGATCTGTTTCTTTTAGAAATGCAGCTTTTAGATTAGTTAAATAAGTTATCTTCTTTAAGATCCAATCTTGAGCAGTCTTTAGATCTTCTGGAGTATTTTCATCTGGCTTGCTTACAAATACTGCCCACTGACCTAGCTGAGCTAAATTAGAATCAATTTGATTAATAAGTTTTTTACTACTATCATCTTGTACTGCTGGCGCTGATGCATCTTCTGATACTGCCTCAGGTTCATTCTTTAATTCTAATTCTTTGTTTCTATTGGCAATAGCATCTTCAGTAAGACTTAGCATTTTAAGCATTAATGGCCCGACAGTTGCCCAAGTATCTCTGGAAACTCCAAAGACGCCAGCACCAGGTTTTAATCTATATCTTTGATCATTAATAAGGCCCTTTAAATCTTGTAGATTATCAAGTTTAATAGGTGGCTTGACAAGCCTATTAATTTCTCTTTCAAAATGACTCCAAGATACAGTCAAATCACTTTCAGTAAGAATAGTAACCTTTGCAGCAATACGCTTTACTTCCATCATTGCTTTTGCAATAAGATTTGATAGGGCTTGATCTGCGAAAACTAATTTAACAGCATTTATAACATTTCTGGCATTTCTGGCATTTGATAATTTACCAGTTGGCGCTTTCTCAATCATCTTAAGATGCTTCATGTGTTGATCAACGATAGTCTCAAAAACTGCCTCATCAGAATCAACATCCTCAAGCTTATGGCTTCCCTTAGAATGAGCGGACTCAACTAAGTCTTCACCAGTTTCCTTGGTAGTCTCATATAAAGTTTGTGCTTGCTTGTATACCATGAACTTTTCTTCAAGTTCATTGGCATGCTTGGTAAAACCAGATTGTCTTAAGCCCGCGCACAAGTTTAGAATGTTCTGCATTAGGTTCGCAGTTGCAGTTAAATCCGTTTTAACAGCAGCTGTCTTAGTAATTTTTTCTGGTTTTACTAATCCCTTTTCTTTGGCTAACTTCTCCAAAGAACGCATCACAACGGAATCCTCAAATTTTACATGTTTAAAAGTCATTGGGGCCCTCGATAAATCGATATATTCTACAATATGCCAAATTATAGAATGCTTCTGATTGATTTTTAATCAATTCTCACTAAATAAAAGAATATGCAGCTAAATTATGGCTTGGCACAGTCTAATCTTCCGTAACGCAACATTCGTAGGCCATGTTTATTACAATACCTAATTCCATCAATAAACTTATATTTATGCTTACCTTCTATATCACAACCATCAGCATGACACTTAATTCCATCATAAGAGATACGCTTCTCCCAAGCTATCTTGGCACTTTCAGCTTTCCTTTGCTTCGTTTCTTCGGTATCTTTAATTCCAATATGAGCCTCTGACATGTGCTGGCGCTTCTCAGGAGTATAATCAACTGGATTATCAAGTCGGGCCTTACTTAAAGTTTGTAATTGCTCAGGCGTGCGTTTAGTTCCAAGAGCGGGATGACCTTTAGTTGCAATTTGATTTATTGTTGCTTCCCTAATTTTTATCTTAGTTTCTTCGGCTTGTGGGGCAACATTTCCACCAGGTTTTATATTGTATCCAAACTGTTTATCGCGGCTATTATATTGAATAATTAAGATACTTTCTAATTCATTAGCATCATCTTGGGATAAACATCCAGCAATAACCTCAAAAATAAAATTTTGAACACCATATTTAGCTATAGCTCGACTAATATATTGAATTGGATTTTCTTGTCTAGCATTCCATTTATGATCATACCAGCGTCTTTTAGTATCTGCTGCTTGACCAATATATACTTTATTGTTTAATGTGTCAGTAATCCTGTATAAATAATGCATCTTAGCACCTCATACAGCTTATATATCAATGATTTTAGCAATTTACCGAATTAATACCATAAGACTTCCAACATGGGATTCATGCTTGTAGGTGGTGCAGTCACCATAGCTACCGCAGGATGAATACTACTTGGTCGTCTTGTAGTCATGTATCCAGTTTCACTAACATATAAATTAGCACGAACTGGATATTGCTGATTAGTCTCATATTGATCAGTTTGAAAAAACATTCTATTAAACCAAACGGTAACTCTATTTGACCCTTGTGTGCTATCATCGCCTGGAATATTAGCTACTTGATAAGTATAATTTACAATTGCCCTAATAGCATTTGCACTACCAGTACCCATTAAGTCGAAGTTCAATTGAGTGCCTGCCAAGAAGGTTATGACACCGTTGACTGGATTGAGCACTACATTAACTGTAGAATTGAAACTGGAAGATATAACATTAGGTTTTCGCAGCTCTGCCTTGATGTCAATTGGCGTAACTATCGTTCCACCGGGGCCAGCAACGCCAACAGCTGGGACGATAACTACTTCGTTCCAGCTGACATTTGTAAATGCTTTTGTTTTGATATCGTCAATAACGCCGATAGGAGCCGTGCCATTACTGACCGTGGCCATTACTTGATTACCAATGACTGTTAATTCTGCAATTTGACCTGGCTGAAATTCAGCTGATGGATCACATATAAAACTTGCTGGGAGCGTATTTCCAACTTGTACCAAACGAAGGATTAAGTGCCTGAAATCATTGAGTATTTCGACCCAATGCCCTTCTCCAAAATGGATTGTAATTTCATTATTTTTCCGATTTATGAACTATGCGCAAAATTACGCAAACTGCCTGATATATATTAGTTTATGCAAAGAATTTTCACACAACATGACATACAATTAGCTATAGATCTATATAACACGGGAAAACAGCAATGGGAAGTCGCTAAAGAACTTAATTGTTCTCAAGTTAGTGTTTCCAATATTTTAAGAAAACAGGGAATAAAAACGCGAATAGGTAAGAAAATTACATATACAGACATCAATACATCATTTTTTAAGAAAATAAATAGCGAAGAAAGTGCATATTTTCTTGGATTTTTATATGCAGATGGGAACGTACAAATTAATAATACTGCCTATTGCATTACCTTAAAACTAAAATCTAATGATCAAATGATCATTGAAAAATTTCGAGATATAATGTCTCCATCATCACCAATTAAAATAACTAAAAATAAAGGATCTGAAAATACATATTCTTATTTTCGTATTAATCAGAAAGAAATTTGTGAACAACTCATATCTCATGGTTGCGGTCCCAACAAATCTCTAATTTTAGAATTTCCTACAACCATTTCTAGAGAGCTAACACATCATTTCCTTAGAGGGTATAGTGATGGTGATGGAACAATCTATAAAAATCATTTTAAGAATAAGAAAACGATAAATACAATTTGGAAATTTGTTTCCACTAAACAATTTTGCAATGAGACAGCAAAAATATTAAAAGAGCAGTTAGGAATTAGCTGCTCTCAATCATTATCCAGGCCAGAAACTAATAAAATTACCACAACATTATCTGTCGGTGGTAATTTACAAGTAATTAAAGCATTAGATTGGATCTATAAAGATGCAACAATTTATCTTCCAAGAAAATATGATAAGTATTTAGAATTTAAGAAAAGTATTTAGTCGCTGTCTTCAAAGGTTTTTTCTAAATCGCTTTCGCCCACTTCTAATGGATCTTCACCAATATCTGCATTTAATAAGTCATCAGAAAAATCATTATCAAGAAGACTAGTCATAGTAATTTCTTCTTTTGGAGCATGTGGCTGTCTTGCTATGCTTTCATAGGAAATTTCGTCCCTATCATCAGCCGTAGGATCTTTAATCCACTTCATTAGCTCTTTTTCAGATAAACGATTTTCTTTAGCTTCATTAGAATCGGCAGCAAACTTAGCTAATATTTTAAGAACCTTATCTGCTTGTACAGATAAGCCAGCTTCTTCTAATATTTCTATGGCAGAATGAAGATAATCCGCTGCCTTTACAAGGCTTTCCATGCCTTGTTTTTTATCATGAGACTGCAACTCTCGCTGCATTCCATAAATTAATTCATCTTCGAAAACGCTTTTCTTGATCATTAAATGGCCTCAAATTAAGAAGTCTTACCGGATAACTGGCTAGCCAATCCCTGTAAGACTTCAATTATTTCTGTCGCTTGTTCAGACATGCCAGCTTGTTCAAAGATCTCTGCCGCTGCATTTAGATAATCGGTAGCTTGCGCTAACCTCTTAAAACCATGCGTATTTTCAACTTGATTTGACGCAAGTTGCTTTTCCATAGAACGATAGATTTCATCTTCAATAGCTGCATTATTTTTCATTATTTAATTTCCTAAAAGTAATACCTGCTTGAACTATTATTTTAGTCTCTTCTGGCGACCAATTATCATTTCTAGTTTTATTGCAAATTTCGCAACAAGATACAATATTATTTATATCATATCCTAATTCGTTATTAAGCCTATCAAGCCCGCCACCTGTTTCTGGTAAAGAGAAAAATCCATTACAATAATAACATGATAATTTTATCATATTAGCGTATTCGCTTTCATTTATATTAAAATAAAGATTACGAGACTTTGCTTTTGATTTTAAATTATTAAACTTAGATCTAGTAGTGCGAACATATAATTTAGTTTCATTTTTATGTTCTTTTGCCCAGGTTCTTGATAAATAATTTATCCTGTCCCTATTTTTATTATTATACTCTTTTTGATAACAAAGCCTACACATATCTTTTGCAGTAATTTTATTTAGATTGCATAAGATGCATAGGCTTTTTTCTTCAATCATTATTCCTCATATTTATTGAACATCGGATCACGTTCATCATTATAAATTCTGCTTTCATCTTCACTATCTGGAATTGCAGCCGTATCTAATAATTTTACAACGCTCTGCATTTCAGCTAATGCTAATCTTAAAATTCTAACAGCTTTTTGCGTATGTTGCCAAGTAGCAGGATCTATTTCTGCTATATCTGCATCATTAGCATCTATAGATTTCATAAGAGAATTTATTTTTTCTGCGCAGTCATATGCAAATCTCTGAGGATGCACTGCGCCTTTACTTATTTTTTTTTTGAAGCTAGCTCTTTTGCTTTCTTCTTGGCAGCGTCTTCTTTTTCCTTAGCAGCTTGTGCTTTGGCCTTATCTTTTTCCTTAGCAGCCTTATCTTTTGCCATTTGAGTGTCGTGCTTCTCTTTTTCCTTTGCCTTTTCCTTGGCAGCCTTTTCTTTATCGGCTTTTACCTTGGCTTTGGCACGGGCATCGTTAGTGTCAGACTTGGAATCCTTCTTGCTTTTCTTGGACTCCTTATCCTTCTTCTTGGCTTCAACAACTAAGGAGGCTAATTTAAGACTGAAAGTTGCGCTCTTAACCATACCAACAGCATCAAGTGCTGCGGATGCAGTAAGTAAGCTATCAATGGCTACACTGAATGCAGCTTCTGCCTTTAAGTCGTCATCATCAGCATCAGAAGAATCTGAGTCGCTTGAAGATTCTTGCTTCTTCTTGCGTGCGTCATTATCATCGTCATCTGCGTCAGAAGAGTCGCTTGAACTAGAAGAGGAAGATTCTTCCTTCTTTTTGCGAGCATCGTTATCGTCCCAAGCAGATGCATCATCAGCCTTTTGGGCTGGTGGATTTGCTTTGATTGTATCTGGCTTAAATACATAAGGATCAGCGCCTACGCCCGAACCAGTTGCTGGTGGGTCATCTGCTGCTCCTGAATCACACTTGCAGGCATCACTTCCGCATTTTTCGCATGCTGATGCATATTTATATTGAGTGCCGAACAATGACTTGTGGGCTTCGCTTTTTAGTACTGCATCCATTGCTGCAGCGACAAAATCTGATACACTTTTATTAGACATAATATCCTCTATTCAGTTTGTTAGTATATTGCTTAGAACAATCTCTTGGAAGTCTTAGCAAATGCTGCCGATAATTGTGACCAATCGTCATCTGCGGAAGCAGTAGTGTTGATTTCGCCGGAGCCAATTACTCCAACTTGTGGTAAGCGTCCGCCAGCCTTACGTAGAACTGGTTCGTGCTTTGCAACGACTCTCTTTAGTGACTCGAATGATTCATCATTAAACTTCATGATTTCATCAACTTGAGCGGTAACGTTCATTCTCTCTGAGGAGCATAATCCGCGATCAACCATGTCATAAGCTAATTCATATGCTCTGGCAATCTTAACCTTGTAAGTATTAATTTCTGCTTCAAGTTGAGCCTTAACATGTTCCTTAACTAATTCATTTGCGAATTCAGAACCACCTTCAGTTTGCGCCCAATACTTCTTGTAGTAAGCAACTGCATCCTTATCTAATCCTTCTGCTACTAGAGCATCTAAATCAGATGGGTCAAGCTTGCCTTCGGAGACTAACTTGTGGATAGCTTCTGCTTCCTTGCGAACCTTTGGTGGGGCTTTTGCAAGATCCATCATGGCCTTATTAACTTCTGGAAGAGTCTCGACTTTGCCTAAGCCATCAGATGGCTTGACATCAAGATCAGTCTGTCCGTCTGCAAGACGATCGGCTTCTTGAAGCATGTCACTGAACTTAGCATGAGACATGTCTTGAATTTCGCCGTCTTCTTCTTTACCAGTTGCATCAGCCGCTAACTTAGCTCTAAGAGCCGCACGACCTGCTTTGGTATTAAGTGAAGCCACTGTTCCCAATGGAGTTCCTGCTGGAAGTTTAGACAATGTTTCTGGTGGTAAATCTACATTTACATCATTTGCATCAGCCATGGATCCGCCTTCTAACATTTTAAGTAATTCATCTTCATCACTTGGGGCATCGCCTAGATCAGCGTCTTCTGCCATTAAGCTATTGACATTATCTAAATCTGAATTAGTGTCACTTATCATTGCCATTAAATCATCGCTGTCGCTAGAATCTTGTTCGCCACTCATAGTCTCTCCTTCAGCTAATGCCGCAAGCTCTGCTTCAATTTCTGCACGCTTGACGATGGCCTTAGTACCACGAGCGTATTTAACGAAAGCTGTCATAAGTTTAAATCCGTCTGCAATTGCAGTCTTAGCTTCATTTACTGCGGAGTCAACGATAGTGCTGACAAACTCTTGATTTGCTTCAGTTACGCCGCCCTTATCATATATTCCAGAAATCATATCAAGTTCTTGAACATGATCGTCTAAGTTAGCAATTGCCTCTTTCATGGCCGTAGTTAACGCACCATTAAGTTCTTTTCTTAGGGAATTTAGAGTTTCAGTACTGAAAGAAGCTGCTACGCCCATTTCGGCGCCACCAGCTGATGGTGCTGCACCTTCCATGTCGCCCATTTCAGCTTGCTCACCAGTTAATGCTTTTACGGCCTCAACTAAATCAGAGCCAATGTCTCTTGCCTT